CTGACACCGAGTCAGACCTGACAAAGAGCCGAGAAGAGCCGAGAAGAGCCGAGAAGAGCCGCAAGAGCCGGAAGAGATAGCAAGAGCCGAAAAAGAGCCGAACGGAGCCGAGAAGAGCCGAACCGGAGCCGAGGGACCGGAGGGACCAGACGTCCATAATAGAAGAGGGACGCCGAGGGAGGACGTCTGGGAGGGGACAGGGATCCGTGCCCGGAAATAGGGGAACCCGAAAGAGGGCACGGAAGGGCCTTCGGCCCGCTGCCAGGGGCAAGCCATTGCGCCAGGGGCGCTATTTATATGTCGTGTTGGGCGTTGACAGCAGTAAAACAGGCGCTTGACAGGGGTAAAACAAAGTGCGCGCGAGTGCTGCACAGTTCTGAGTCGTGGATGCTACTTCAAGCTGGAGGGATATAATCGAATCCCACCCACCACCCAGGTGCTACGCACAATTGGTGGTCAGGTAGAGATGGGCATAATTTGGTCTATGTCTTGTTTAAGATGTATTATAGACGAAGAACATATAGTCGTTACCGAAGACGACCTTACCGAAGATACAGACGTCGACGTTATCGACGTAACTAATCATGGCTGCAGAAGTGATAGCAGACTTAGCGATTGGTGCGGGAGCTAATGTCATTGGGCATGAGGTCTCGCAGCTCGCTGATGGCGCAGAGCGCCTTATTCAAGACGAAGTAAACAACGTCAAAGAATGGATAAGTAAAGGTACTAAGAAGCGCAGACAGAACGATCTAGCTTCGTGTACGAATGATGAAACGCAACACAAAGAAGACCTGCACGTCATGGATGAAGAAGTAAACAACGATATTGAGATCAACAAGCCAGCGATGGCGGATGGTCCTAATTCGTTGAATGGGCATACGAATCACATACAACGTGGTTTTACAAGAGATAAATTGTATGCGGCAGCACCAGCTAAATGGGCGGTGGAACATTTAAGACAAAAGATTGGAGGAGACTTGTTTCCTAAACTATGCTCTAATATATTCGTAACGGGTATTGGAATTGATTATAGTTTTTATAATGCAACTGCATTCCCTGCGACTTTAAGAATGATCTTAGTTGAAGACGTAAGAGAACGAGATCCAGACGAACTATCACCTCTAATTTATAGTTTGAATAGAGAGGATTTCTTTGCTAAATCAAAGGGCGGAGAACAGATTCATTTCGACCAATCAGGCAGCAGAGTTTACCAAGCTAATCCCGCTAGGAAGACTCAAATGAAGATCAATCCCGAACACTACAGGGTACACTGGCAGAAGTGGATTAACTTAGCCGAGAAATGGCCAGGAGCTTTTTCTAGCAACAGCGCTAGACGTAACTATTGTCATGGCAGGTTTTATATTAAATGTCGCAATGGCATCAGGGTTAAACCTGTATTCCGAAGCCAGGAGAATGTTGTAATTGAAGACCCAGCATACGCTGTTAACAAGCTTATTCCTTGTTTAAAACTATTGTTCTTTTGGGAACATAACAACATAACTATGTGTACGAGTGAAAACGAGAATTTAACTTCTGCTCTAGCAGGATATGTACACATGACAACTTATCTAAAACATTAAATTAATTTACGATCATAATATCATATCTATCTCTAGACAACTTAGATTCATCTGGCATCTGATTCATCATGACTACAACATGGCATTTATTCATGCGCAATGTGCAGCTCTCGTACTTGGGGGAGAACACCATACCATCCTTGACGGATTCGAGAAAAGAGTAATTAAGATACTCGACTTGTTGACGAGTACAGTTTACAATAAGAACTCTAATAGCAGGGTTCAAAGCGTAGGCCATGTCGGCCTTCTTAGCCATCTCCATGTATTGGGCTTTACCCTCATGAAGTGCGCAATAATACTTGGCGAACCAAGTCTTGCCGGTACCACCAACGTTATCAACGACGAATGTAATTGTACGATCGTTGGGTTCTCTTGCGAGTTGATTGTGCAGGTTCTGCTGCCACTCTTTAAGAGGATGAGCTTCGGGAGCAGCGACGATACGCTGCTGATTCAAATACTCCTTGACGAAGCGAGGATACTTAGCGCAGACATCACTGTGCGCTTCCATTAACACCTTCATAGATGTTTCACCGGCCTTGACGGATTCTTTGAACTCTTCGAGTTCATTGCGCTTGCCTTGGCTCTCGGGGATGGCGCCGAATTCTTCAAATGCATCTTCCTTGATGCAATAAGTTCGATTTTGTTGTGGAGTACCCACAGCCGCAAGTAAATGCGGATCGCCCGGAAGAATAGACTTGACTTGGGTAAGGCGCTTACGCGCTTTAAAAGAGACAAAGCCCTGGAGGTGCGGAGTACCCGTTTGCGGAGCAACCTCCTTGCCGAATATGATGTACGTAACATCCGGATGATCGGAGACTGAGCGATAAGAGGCAATGTCATCGTCAGTGTAATTATTGTGTGTAAAACACCAATTCTTTGCTCTTGACATTGTAGCGAAGAGTTTTTTTATGAGAGTCCAAAGTTTGGACTTTGGACGGAAGTGGGGGTAATACTGTTTCCCCACTTCTATTCACCTCGGTCCAGTAATGTTTTGTCGTTCAAACGTACCTACGACAAAAACGTAGAATTATGAGAACTCGAAGAACATGTGTTCTTTATGTCTGACACCGAGTCAGACCTGACAAAGAGCCGAGAAGAGCCGAGAAGAGCCGAGAAGAGCCGCAAGAGCCGGAAGAGATAGCAAGAGCCGAAAAAGAGCC